GAGTCAATAAGGTCATCGTGCGTTAAGGAGTCTGGGAACTGAAACAGTTGGTCAAGGAAGCGTGAGTTCCATTCCCCTTTCTTTAGAGTTATAACACCATTCTCAAATCGACCCTGTAGTGCCCACATAACTCTATCGGTTTTCTTTTTGTTACCGTGGGTAAGCTCCTCAACTCGGAAGAACTTGTTGTATTTCTTCTGTAAGTCCATAAGGGGTGACATAACGGCCTGTTTCGCAATTCCCCTTTCGATGCCAACAGAGATAGGATTATAATCACGAACAGCTTGGAAGATCTTGGTGGCCGTCTCATTTAAGTCCCAGCGTCCGTAGATAATGTTTTCAACAAACCAATCACCGTTGTCACACACCTTGCATATTGATATAGCTGTTTCGTCTAGCCTAGAGTTCTTGCTTCGTTTTTTTCCTACGTCCTCAAAGCCAGCTAAGTCGATAGCAATGTAGTAGTCACCGTTGTCAGGCTCGTCACCGAACTGAATCCACTCCTCCTTAAACATCTCAGAGCCTTTAGACTCAAAGGACGCCATGAACTCCTGACGAAACGCATAGGACGACATAGAGCGTTTAGCTGCGTCTATCTCTGTCTGCTTTAGGAATGGGTTGTCGTAGCTGGTAAAGTGCCACGAGTGCCATTCGTCGTCCTCTGACAACTCTGAGTACTTAAATAGGTCGTAGAAGTGGTTACGGCCTTTGGGTGTACCTATGAACAGCGCAGGGGCGTTCTTGTCAGCACAAGCAGGACGTAAGATCTCTTCCCACACCTCTGACTTAATGTCAGCGTATTCGTCTAACACAAGGTAGTTAAGGGACACACCACGCATAGTGTCAGGTCTGTCAGCACCTCGTAAGCCTATCGTCTGTCCGTTGATTAGCTCTATGTCTAGGTTGTTGATGTGTGCTTTTTTAATAAACGAGTGGCCTAGCTCTAGCAGGGTACGCCACATGATCTGCCTAGCCTGTCCCTGTGTGGGTGCTACGTAGAACGTCCAGCTTCTAGGGTCATCGCTCTGTAACGCCTTAATCAACAGACTCCAAGCAGCCAGATAGGATTTACCACAGCGACGACCAGCAGCAACAACTTTAAAACGAGTAGGATCACCAAAGACCTCCTGCTGCCACGGCGTGAACTGTACGTCTAACTCCAAGGTTACGCCCCGTTGAAATTGTTAAAGACGGCTGGCGCTTCTAACAGATCAAACGTGATAACAAACTCCACGTCACCTGCTGATGTTGTAAACGCTTTAACAGAATCACCCGGCTGTAATACAAACACAGCGTCGCTTAGTAAAATATATTCTTTAGATGACACGTTACCGCCACCCAAGATGTCTACACGAGTGCTGTCAGCCTTATCTACGTACAATCCAGCGCCGTTGGTAGAGCCGCCGAGGTTACTAACAAACAACATATTCCAATGCGCTACGAATCCGTTAGGGATTGTTACGATAGTAGCCACATCTGTGGTAGTTACGTTAGCGTTCTTTGTATATAACATTCAGTATGTCCACATAACCCGAGGCGTACCCCTTGTGTCTAAATGCACAAACGTATCTGCAACGCCTATGCCTGTAAAGCCTAGCTTCATCGCTTCTTTTATTATTTTATATCGACTTTCACTGTCTAGTATTTGGATGTCAGCAGCAATACCCTGTGCGTGTCTACCGGGTACAGCCTTAGCGGCCTCTATGGAGTGCGTAGGGTCTCTATACCCACTAGTAATCTTAAAGGGGAACCCACAGTTAGCACGTAGTCCGTCTAGTAAGTAAAGGAAGTCTTTCTCCATTCGATTGTTACCTGTCTCTTGACAGTCAAATTCTTCAATCTTGAAGTACTTCACTAGCCTCTCCATCTATTACATCACCACCACTAATGTTAGTACTACCAACACCAGTAATGTTGATCTGTATGGCCGATTTACCAGCACCCTTAGTTATTTCTTGCTCAAAGGCTGATACAGGAGCTACTCGATCCATTACTAACTTCCATGCCGCTGCTTGATTCTTATGATCATCGTCTAGAGCAGCATTAAAGATAGATTCTAGTACAGCCCTAGACTTAGGACTAGCTAGCATACGATCTCTGTACTCATTTATAACAGCAGCAGTGCCCTTAGGTCTGCCTCTGACTCCAGTTTTACGAGCAGTAGTTACTTCAGACTTCTTAGGTCTACCCTTACCCCTCTTTTCCACTAGATTGTGTCTCCTGTAGTCTTATGTTGTCACCCGTCACCCCGGTTACATTAAGTAATCCTTTAGGAAGTTTAGAAGTAAAAGTAAATGTGTTGTAATACTTCTTAACTTATCCCCCAAAGAGGGGTTCTGGATGATTGATTTGACTAAAGGCGTTACGACTAAGGGCCTAACTTAGTATGTAACCTTTGCACTTATGTAACTACAGTATATTATATCATACTTTTTAACAAAAGTCAATAGGCTATAGGCAATATTGTAACATATTACCAAGATTAGTAGTCACACAAGCAGTCTATAGGGTGTCATTTAAGGACATATTCACAAGAGTTATGTAACACAAGAAAACATAAGCGTAATCAATGGCTTACTTTAGGTTTACTTTTGGCTTCTTTTTCCTATTTTTACTCTTTTTTGTGCTTATGCGGCTACAACAATAGTTTACACAAGTCAACCCCCTCCCCCCGTGGTCTAAACACAAGGCAACACAAGGCGCTTCCCAAGTCTAACACAAGGCCACACCAAAGGTCAAGGATAACTTGTGGTATTATTACCATTGACATCATAGGTATACTATGGTAGCTAGCCACAAGGGGTAACACAAGTCAACACAAGAGTCAACGTGAATAATACCAAGGGAAAAAGTAGACATGTGTGTGCCTATGTAGTACCCCTTGAGCACACCTTGAGCCTACTCTGCCTAACACAAGTAACCACAAGATGTCAAGCGTGAATAGTTACATAAGTCTAGCCACTATTATACACACGCGCACACGCGAATAACACAAGGCAACACAAGCTGTCAAACATTATTTATGTGACATATTACCACTAAATAAATGTTGCGAGGATTATCTAGCGATGTATAATGGCTACATCAAGTCGAGAGACACAACAGGAGAAAACACCATGGCACACGTTTACTTAATGACTCGAACGCCCGAAGGCGGCGTGATACAATCCGAGCTTACCGCGTCAATGGATGCCTTTCTGCAAACAATGGCCGAGCTTGGCGCGGTTTATAATGAGATACTAGAGCTGTGGGAAACAGACGAGTGTTTTGATTACTGGCCAAAGGCCGTTTAAAGGGTTGCTTTAATGGTGGGCATCTGGTAGGGTGTCCACTGTTAAACTAACCTAGACAAACAACCAGAGAGGATAACACCATGGACAGAGTAACAGCGAAGCACCTAGATCAAATGGCCGAAGTAATCAATGATCAGTTAGGCGTAACAGCTACAGAGGCGTGGACACGTCAAGAGGATGGCACGTATAAAGCCAATATCGGTTACCACCACGTAATGTCATCGGGATACGGAAGCAGCCTAGTTCGCCTATGCACTGAGGGCGGAGGCGTTACGGACATCTTAAGGGCTAACACTAAGCGCGAACTCATGCAACAAATGCGAGCGTTTTCTTACGGCCTAGCGGCTAGAAATGAGGGCTAAACAATGTTAGTTTATTTTGCTTGCTTTGCGGTAGGGTTTACCGTTAAAATGTTAATAGATGACCATATGGCGCTACTGCGCGAACTAAAAGAGAGGGTTTAAACCATGACATCACTGGAAAGAGAAGTTAAAAGGATTAGAGAAGCAATGGAGTTAGACTTGCAGGTATGCCATACTGATTTAGAGCGCCAGCTATGCCGTGTAATTTGTGAGAAGGAAATAAGAGAGCTAAAAGAGAGGGAAAAATTATGTTACGTAGACTAAAAAACAAACTTAAGAATCTAGCGGCTCGAATCATCACAAACCGTGGGCTTATAGTGCACTTCGATCACTCACAGGGGACGTGGGTTATAGAGAATGGCTACAAAATGAAGCCCATTGTGCGCGTATGGCTCAATCGCTCGCTACGTAGTAAACTAGGTAAATTTAACTAATAGGGGTAAACTATGAAAACTTTTAGCGTAACGGCATCATATGAGGCCACATTTACAGTGGACATTGAGGCGGAGACAGCAACAGAGGCGGAATATATGTTGATGGATATTATCAACGATCACGATATACCAAAAGACAGCAACATAAACAGCCGCGATTATTTTATTATAGGTTCGAGGGGCAAAAATGCTTGACGTACAGGAATTACTAGTGTACATTACGTTTTTCATGGTAATGATGCTATGGGCTGAATCGAGGGGTAAATAGTATGCTTGTTTTTTATGGGTTTTTATCAATAATTATTGCTTACGTACTAATTTGGTATATCGGTTCTCTAGGGGATTAGCGCATGAACATCTTTTATTTAGATCGTGACCCCCACGAGGCCGCACGTCTACAGTGTGATAAGCATGTGGTCAAAATGATATTAGAGACGGCTCAATTACTTTCCACGGCTCACAACGAGCTAGACGGTGGACAAATAGCTTACAAAACTACGCACAAAAACCATCCGTCCGCTGTATGGGCTAGAAAGTCACTAGATAACTACAAGTGGCTGTACAGGCATCTAGAAGGCTTAGGGAGCGAGTACACTAAAAGGTATGGTAAGACACACCTATCGATACAAAAGCACTCTAAGAGCCTCTCAGAGCCTCCCAGAGCCATTTCTAGGGACGGCTTCACTGATCCGCCTCAGTGTATGCCAGACGAATGCAAAAGATCCGATGCTGTGCTAGCGTACATGGTGTACTACAATTATAAAGCGGATCAATGGGCAGAAAACGGCTCACCTATGAAGTGGAGAGGGCAAACTAATGAATACTTGTGAATTTTGTGAAGAATTAACAGAAAATTTATATAGACCAGAAGATTTTAATGTTTTAATATGTGACGTTTGTTATTCAGAGTTACAAACGCATTATATCTTAGAGTTAGAAGGGGAGCAATAACAATGGACTATTACGATGAACAGGATCACGCATGGGACAAACTCAGGGACGATCCTAAATGGCAATCTGAGCGTGATAAGCTTAGGGGTATGCTAGACTACCAATTAAGTTACAAAAGCCTTGAGAAGGGCATACAGGAGCTTCTAGAGGCACATACAGACAGCGAGGGAGGTAATAATGACCAATAACACGTACAAATACACACCAAACGCCGAACAAATGCGTTACGATCTGGTAGACCATCACTTGCACATGCTGGCGCTCTTTGAGTTACTCAGTATGGCTAGGTCTAACCTAAACAAGGATTACCGCTTTAAATCAGACGATGAAATTAGAAGCGAGTGGTTACTAACATTCGGATACGAGGAATAATACCGTGTATAAGATAGCATCCTATGTGTTTGTAGTAGCTACAGCCCCCATATGGTTACCTGTGGCGATATATCTAGGCATTTTTTATAGCTGGGAAGATACCGTACCTAAACAAGAGGAAGAAAATCATGAGATGTAAAGCTTGCGATACGATACTGGACGATAACGAACTAACACGGAAGGACTCTAACGGTGACTTTTTTGATCTATGCAATACTTGCTATTCTGTTTCTGTGGCTTCTCAGTGGGAACTAGACGACTACGATAACTCCGGTAATATTTCGCTAGAATCAGAGTTGACAGAAGGTGGTTTGTATGGTAAAATATAATAACTTAAGTAACTACCTAAGTTTAACTTTAGAAGTTAACTAAAGGGTAAAGTAAAGGTGTATACTACTGTAGTTAACCTAAGTAGTAACTTAAGTTTACGATTTTAACAGGAGAAAAGAGGTGTTCGATGATTTAGAGGATTTAACGGTTGACAAAAAGATAAAACCATGCGATAATATTAGTAAGGATGACATTTCGTCATCTGGTAAACCAAAACAGGGAAGCGAACCTATGTTTGAAGTAGTCGAAGGTGTAGTAAACTTTAGCAACATCACGCAACACGATGTTTTCAATGGTCAAGACACTGGCGCATACAGCATGACTGTAACCATGTCAGAGGAAGACGCTAACACGCTGGCATCGCGAGGTGTCAAAATCAAGGATTATCAAGGCGCTAAACAGCGTAAATTTAAGTCACGTTTTGATATTAAGGCGTTTGACGGCGAGGGTAATCCGTGGACTGGTGAGATACCTTATAACTCTAAGGTACGCCTTAAGTACAAGCTAGGTAACGAACATCCGGTACACGGTGTAGCCACTTACCTAGAAGCTGTAAAGGTGCTAGAGGTAGCCGATGCACCAGACTCTGCTGATCTGGCTGAGTTTTAAACTATGGCTGACTCCAAAGTCATATCGAGGGAACCGTGTCCCGACTGTGGCTCCAAAGACAACGTAGCTGTGTACGACAACGGAGGTAAGCACTGCTTTACTCCATCGTGCAGCTACCACGTCTCTGGTGGAGGTTTCGAGGGGGTGTCGAAAGATGCCCCTAAGATTCCCTTAAACGGCCACAAGGTAACCGTAGGCGCTGCCGTATCGGGTATACACAAGAGGTCTCTTTCAGAAGCAACATGTAGGGCGTTCGGTGTAACCGTAGAGTTTGATCAACAAGGTAACATCGACAAGCACTTTTACCCCTTCTATCACCCAGAAACAGGCGAGCTAATAGCCTCTAAGGTACGTAACGTTCCTAACAAGACGTTTTACGCTACCGGCGACCTAGCATCCTCTGGCTTATTCGGTCAAAACATCTGTCGTGGTCGTGGCAAGTACATCACCATAACCGAGGGCGAACTAGATGCGCTGAGTGTTTATGAGATGTTCGGGCAGAAGTTTGACGTGGTGAGCCTAAAGGCCGGTGCTTCAGCGGCTGAGAAAGAGATAAAAGCTAACCTAGAGTTTCTAGAGGGTTACGACAACATAGTACTGTGCTTTGATAACGATAAGGCCGGTAACTTAGCTGTAGAGAACGTAAAAGACATATTTAGCCCTAACAAGCTAAAGATCTGTAAGCTACCCATGAAAGACGCTAGTGAGATGCTGGTCGGTAACAGGATCACAGACTTCACTAAAGCTTGGTGGGACGCTAAAGTCTATCGACCAGACGGTATCGTAGCAGGTGAGGACACTTGGGATGCGCTCGTTAACAAAAGATCAGTTAAATCTACACCATATCCGTGGGACGGACTTAACACCATCACGAAAGGTCATCGGCCTTATGAACTCGTTACTATCACCAGTGGCTCTGGTATGGGAAAAAGCCAATTCATCAGAGAACTCGAGTACGACCTACTCAAGCGCACTGATGCCAACATCGGCGTACTTGCACTTGAAGAAGACGTACCCCGTACCACTCTGGGAATCATGTCGGTTGCTGCAAATAGACCGCTACACTTGGAGGAAGACACGCCTGTCGATGACCTTAGACCATACTGGGAATCAACTCTGGGAACAGGACGCTACTATCTATTCGACCACTGGGGGTCAACTTCAACGGACAACCTACTCTCACGAGTCCGGTACATGGCGAAAGCTCTCGACTGCAAATACGTTATCCTTGACCACCTGTCAATCGTAGTAAGTGGACAAGAAAACGGAGACGAGCGTAAGGCTATTGACGAGATAATGACAAAGTTACGTACTCTGGTGGCAGAGACGGGCATCGGTCTATTCTTAGTCAGTCACCTAAAGCGCGTCAACGGTAAGGCTCACGAGGACGGCGGTAACATCAGCCTACAGGATTTGCGAGGTAGCCAGAGCATCGCTCAGCTATCGGACATAGTTATAGGCATGGAGCGTAATCAACAACACGAGGATCTAGAGGTTCGTAACACTACCTGTGTACGTATCCTAAAGAATCGTTACACTGGTCAGACTGGCCCAGCGTGTTGGTTACGTTACGATACACAAACAGGACGTATGTTAGAAGTGCCAGCACCTAACTACGACACGAATGAGGATGAGTTTTGAGTAACTTCGTATACTTCGACCTAGAGTGCGATGGGCTTGATCCCAGCGTTATCTGGTGCGTTGTTTGTAAGTACAAAGAAACATCAACGGTGATCTGTAATGCTACTGACTTCATTGCGTACAAAACTTCGATGCCTAAAGCAACGTGGGTCGGACATAATGTCATCGGTTTCGATGTACCTGTCCTTGAGCGTCTCTGGGGTGTTGTTTTTGATAGAGAAACTGTTCTGGATACTTTGGTTCTTAGTCGCTTGGCTGATCCTAGTCGATCTGGTGGGCACTCCCTGAGAAACTGGGGCAACCTACTGGGCTTCCCAAAGGGTGACCACAACGACTGGTCTCAGCTAAGCAGTGAGATGATTGACTACTGTATGCAGGACGTAGACGTAACGGAGGCTGTACACAAGCGCCTTATGGCTGACTTAGATGGCTTCTCTGATATGTCTATCGACCTAGAGCACCGTGTGTCTTGGATAATCAACGAGCAACAACGCAATGGGTGGCTGCTAAACTTTCGTTATGCGTCTGAACTCATGGCTGAGATGCTTCAGCGTCAAAAGGAGATAGAGAACGAACTACAGGCCGTATTCCCCCCTATTGTTGAGGAGCGATGGAGTGAGAAGACAGGCAAAAGGCTGAAAGACAAGGTTACTGTGTTTAACCCAGCATCACGCCAACAGGTCGCAGAGCGACTTTTGAGCAAGGGCGCTGTGTGGAGCGATGTAACCCCGTCAGGTAGGCCGCAGGTTGATGAGAGTACGCTAAAGCCACTACAGCACATACCAGAGGCTGCCTTGGTTCTGGAGTACCTCACGCTGCAAAAGAGAAGCTCTATGGTCAAGTCGTGGCTAGAACACGCAGACCCAGTGACAGACCGTGTTCACGGACGTGTAAACCCCTGTGGGGCAGTTACAGGCCGAATGACACACCAAAGCCCTAACATGGCTCAGATCACTGCCAGAGGCGTATACGGAGCAGAGAGCCGTAGCTGCTGGATTGTACCTAAAGGCAAGAAGCTAGTGGGTTTCGATGCTTCAGGTCTAGAGCTTCGTATGCTCGCACACTACATGGGAGACGAGGAATACACAAATGAAATCCTTAATGGAGACATACACACCACAAATCAAACCGCTGCTGGACTTTCGGAACGATCTCAGGCAAAGACTTTCATCTACGCTT